CCAAAGGCGACAATGGAAGCGGCGTGGATGGCTTTGGCGTCGCCGGGCCTACGGCGACGTTTGCGAACCTTTCGACTGGCGTCGCGACGCATGGCTGTATCTGCTATATCAACAGCGGTGACATCTACATCAACGGTTCCCATGTTGGGAACGTCAACGGCAGTTTTGCCGCGCCCAGTGCTGGCAATGTTTTCGGCATCGGCATCGATACCGGAGCCAACACGATGCAAATCCAAAATCTCACTACAGGGGGTCCGCTCGTTACCGGCCTCGCATTGCCAGCCGAAGCTTCGTTCAAGCCGGCATGCTGCATTGACGACGCTTCATCGGGCTCCAGTTGGACGTTCAACTTCGGGGCTACAGCATTCACCGGCACGCTCCCGGCCGGCTACAGCGCGTGGGGTTAATCCATGACCACTGTTTTCTCAGTTCAAGATGAGACGGGCACCGTTACGCAAGTGACGTTGATGCCCTCGCCGTCTCCGTCGCTGATCATCTCGGTCGGCGACACCGGGGTTTATGCGGGCTATCCGGATGATGGCACCGACCTCACGAACGCGCCCGCGTTCAACTCTCTCCCGTTCACCGTGGTCCAAGTGCTCGACAACGAGCACTTCTCCGTTTCGACGAACCGCGCGACCATGTCTGACTGGCCAGCCCTTGGGCAGATCACGTGGGCGACGGGCATGAACGCAACCGAAACCTCCAACGTGTTCGAGATCGATGGAGCGAACGCCTATATCGATGTCGCCTTCTTCACGAAGTATCACAACTCGCGCGGCAACGCGGTGCCAGCGGGCGCGACCACTCCGATGATCCAGAGCGCCATTGTGCAGGCGACTGACTATATCGATGCGAAGTATCGCTTTGTCGGGATCAAGCTTTTGCAGACGGTCGGCAACGCCGTGATCGATGCGAATGCCACCTTCCTCGAAGCATGGCTCACGCCCTACGCGCTCAACGGCGTTTCGTATCTCACGCCAGCCACATCCACGCAAGCGACCCAATGGCCCCGACAGGGCGCCGTCGATCTCAGCGGCGATACTGTCAACGGCATCCCGGAGGCGATCCGGCGCGCGTGCGCTGAGCTGGCCATTCGAGTGCTCAATGGCACCAACCTCCAGCCGGACTACGACACGTCCGTTGCCGGCGGCGGCGCCGTCGTGTCTTCGGTTACCAAGAAGGTCGGACCGCTGGAAACTGTCACCGCTTACGATACCAAATTCGGGCTTGGTTTCTTCGCTTCGTTCCCTGTCGTGGATCGCATGCTCCGGAGTGCCGGACTGCTCATGGCGAGCGGAAATCGGACCACGATGAGGTAAGCCTAAATCCCAGTTGTTCCGGGGGGCAGGGTGCGCTAAGTTTAACGCCAAATCCCGGGAGCCCGAGGGAGGTCCCTATGGCTTCAGGTTTTGACTATATTCAGGCGATCACGGATGCCGACAACCTCATCAAGTATTTTGGGATGGGAGCGGTTCTCCGGCGTGTAGGAAGTAGCCCCGAGGATCGACCGTGTTGGGTCGCGATCATCGATTATAACCCGCACGAGAAGCCCGCCGATCTCGCCAACCCGACCGACCGCAAGGTCATCATGTCGGCGAAGAACTCGGAAGTGCAGTTGATGCCGCCTGACAACGAGCTTGATCAATTGGTGACGTTCGTGCAACCCCTCACGAGCCCGCCAGTGATCCACGAAATTCTGCCGCTGACGTGCAAGCCAAAGCCGACAGCACCCGCCGGGGTAACAGTGCTCTGGGAATTTACGGTGCGACGCTGATGGTAGCCACGATTGACAGGCGGCAATTGATCCTCACTCAGCTCTACGACATCTTGTCGGGGCTGAATGTTCCGCTACTCGGCGGCCCCAACGGGCCGGTCACTATTGTTCCCGGCAACATCGTGCACAATCGCGATCAGTTGCCGCAAGAGTTGGTCCCCGGCATCGTCCTGTTGGACGCCGACGAAACAGCTATCCCGCTGCCGCTGGCTCCGGGTCGAACGACAAGGGTCGGCCCGGCGCTTATGCGCATGACGCCGGAGATTTATATCGTTCTTGATGTGCGCTCGCCGCAAAACAAGAATGTAGGCGAGGACCTGAATACGGCGCGAGCCGCGATCATGGACCTCGTGTTGCACGACAAGACGTTGCTTCAGATTACAGGCAGCAACGGCCGGACCACTTACGACGGTTGCGTGACGGACCTCGCGCGCAACCGGGTCATGAAGGGGCAGATGGGTATCTCGTTGACGTTCGTTTACCCGTTCATCCCTGACGAATTTGCGGCAGCCTAACGGAGAGTACCATGCCTCTTGGAAACGAACTTATCGAGGGCTCGCTGCTCTCCCCCAACATCGGCAACTATTACATCGGCAAAGGCATCGTGAGCATCAAGCTGCTCGGCGAGAGCGTCTTCACCGATTGCGGAAACGTCCCCGAGTTCGAGTTCATGGCCAAGGTGACGAACCTCGACCATTACAGCTCGCGCACAGGCGTCCGTGTGAAGGACTTCACCGCCGTCATCGAAATCAGCGGCCAGCTCACGATGCAGCTCGAAGAGCTGACTGCCCGCAACATGGGCTTCGCTCTGCTCGGTCTTCCGACCGGCGGCCCGTCGCCTGTACCGGACACGATCGATATTCTCGGCAGCCCGGTTATCTACGGGTCGGTGAAGTTCGTCGGCACCAACGATATCGGCCCGATCTGGACCGTGAACTTCCCGCTCGTGAAGCTGTCGCCCTCGAAGGCGATCTCGCTCATCGCGAACACGTGGGGCACGGTCGATCTCGAAGGCGATGTGCTGTTCGATCAGTTGACCGGCGGCTTCGGCACCGCGACTGTCTCGCTGCCGAACTCGCCGACCAACGTCCTCTAACAGCCTATGGCCTGATTTCCCGCTCGGGAAGTCAGGCCCCGGCCTGATGGTTTCATATGCGGAAAGGGGCGAAAACCGTCGTTTTCCGCATACGAAGTACACCCCCACGGAGAACTCCCATGACCGAAGAGACCCAGAACACCGATGAACTGGCTGCCGACACCGCTGGCGGCACTCAGGATGCGTCCGCCACTGATCCGGCTCCCGAAACCGCCGCCGATGCGGCAGACGCTCCAGACCCCGCCGCTGCCCCGGCAGAGCCCATCGTAGAGGACACGGGCACCGATCAGCCTGTCGCGGATGTACCGGCGACTGATCCGGATGCTCCGGACCCGGCCGAGGACCCGGAAGAGCCGGACGCCTTTGACGAGTTCGACGAAGTCGAGCCGACGCACGGGACCACCTACCACGCCAAGCACGGCATCCAAGCCGCTCCGGCGGATCATCCCCGGACCCGGCACACCAAGTATCACGCCTGATAAGGCGTGCCCTATCGACTGTCCCCCTCTTGATAAGGAATAACCTATGTCCTCGAAGAAGCCCGGCCTCAATCTGGCTGACCTCGCACCGATGCACGAAGACGTGCCGATCGGCGAAAGCTTCCTCCGCGTCCACGGTATCAGTGCCGAAGTCGGCCTCGAAATCTTCCGGCGCTTCCCCAAGATCACGGGGATGATCACCGGAGAGGGATTTAACCTCGGCGCGTTCCTCACGGTCGCGCCGCAGGCCGTCGCGGCGATCATCGCGGCGGCTGCCGGCGACCTCGGGGACGAAACCGCAGAAAGTGCGGCGGCGAGCCTCGGCCTTGAGACCCAGTTCGATATCCTCGAAGCAGTCGGGAGGTTGACCTTTACGAAGGGGTTCGCCCCTTTCGCGGCGAGGATCATGGCTCTGGCCGGCGCAGCAAACTCCGCCCTCTCTTCAAAGGTGCCGGATATGAAATCGCCGCCAGCATCGAAGCCCTCATTGCCGCCGGACACCCCCCTTCTGTAGTCTGGGGTTACACCCCCCGACAAATGGCTGCCTACACCTTCCTCGCGGTCAAACGCAAAAACCGAGAGGATCACATGGCTCTTTCGCTCATGCTGCTCGCAGATTGCGGCGATCCGAAAGCCATCAAGAAGCAGCTTGAGATGTGGGAGAAAGACACGTGACCTTCGAAGTCTCCGTCAAGATTGATACCGAGGCGTTTGAGGCCAGCGTCGAGAGTGAGGCTGCCCGTTACGAAGAGGCGTTCTCGACAGCGAAGAACATGATCCAGTCCATGTTGCTCACTGAGACGATCAAGGATGTTTCGAGCGCGGGTGCCTTCGGCAGTCGGACCATGGATGAGATCAATGTCACCGTGGACGGCGACACGATCACCACGACGGTCGGCGGCCCCGGGGCATCGCTCTTCGAGACCGGCGGCGTCATCCACGGCAACCCGCTTCTATGGCTTCCGATCAGCGGCACGGATGCAGTCGGGACGGAAGCCAAAGACTACCCGGGAGGCTTGTTCTCGGTCAATCGGAAAGCAGGCGGTCCCCCGCTGTTGTTCTCCATCGCTGAGCGGGCTCCGCGCTACTTCGGCATCGCCAGCGTGAATGTCCCGAAGAAATTCCACATTGAGGAAATCCAACAGAGCGTGATGGCCAACTTCAAGGAAATCTTCCAGACCGCGCTAGGGGCCGCAAAATAATGGCTGAGCTTGACCCAATCATTGCAGAAATTCTGCTTAAAGGTGACGACGAACTCCTGAGCGCCTTGAGCAAGGTCGGCAAGGAGGGTGCGGAGCATCTGGCCAAGATCGCGGAGGAAGCCGCTCACGGGGCTGAGCCCCTCAACCTATTCGCTGACGGGATTACAGCGGTCGGAGCAGCGGTCTCGGGCATCACCGCTGCGCTGGTCGCGTTCATCGAACAACAGACCGAGCTTTCGCAGAAGACAGAGTTGCTTGCCAATGCGTTCGGCGTCACCGCCGGCCAGCTTCAGGAACTCGAACAAGTTTTTGCGTCTTCGGGCGTCAAGGTCGAACAGTTCGAGCGGTTCGCCAACCGGCTCACGATTACGATCGCGCGTGAGTGGCCGCAGATCGCGGAGAGCATCAAGACCTACGCGAATGAGAACGACGCGGCGACGCTGCGCGTATCCAGCGCGATCCTTCGTGTCCGGGACGCGCAGAACGCTCTCGGGGACAACTCTGAGCAGCGCTCGTCCCAGATGTCGAAGAACAACGACGCTCTCGAAGCGTCGTACACCAAACTCCAGTTTGCAGCCCAGCATGCCGCATCCGAGCAGCGTGGCGCGCAGCTCAGCGTAGAGGGCGCCGTTCTCAGTGTCACGGCCGCGCAACAGCATCTTGCGGAGCTTCAGGGCAATCCACCCACGGCTGGCGCAAAAGCCGCGCTGGCGCTGGAGCAAGCGCAGTTGGCGGTTGATAATGCGCGCAAGAGCGAGACTGACGCCCGCGTAGCTCAGCAAGAGAAGGCCGCCGGAGCCGCGCTCAAGGCGCGTCAGGTCGAGCAGGAGTATAGCGACCTCGCGCGCAAGGCATCCAAGGACGCACGCGACGACGCCGAACAGCGCGAGAAGGATGAGAACCGTGTCAAGGAAGCGGTCATCGCGCGTGGCGAGACTGAGGAAAAAGCAGCCAAGTTTGCGCTGACCAACGCCAGTAGCATCCGGGGCGCGCTGGACACGATTGTCTCCGGGAATGGGAAGGTCAAAGCCGCGATCGACCTCACTCAGGTCTCGGTTGAAAACCTGACCAAGGGCATCATTGCGCAGGCGGCCGAAAGTGCCAAGGGGGCGACACCGACTGCCTACGAAACATTGCGCACGATTACGAACTTGTTCACGAAGGATGTCGAGCACCAAATTGATACGCAACAGCGGTTGGCGATCGTCAACAAGCTGTCGGGCACTTCGATGCAGGCCCTCGGCGTGTCGGCGGCTGAAATTCTCGATGTGATTGAGAATGACAGCAAAGCGATCGATGGGCTCAAGGGCAAGCTCGAAGGGCTTGACAAGAGCGTAGACCCGGCAGCCATCAAGGCGTTCCGTGGTGCATTGGCTGATCTGCTCCTTCAGATCAGTCAGTTGTCGCAGGCGTTCGCGGCGGCGGCGGCCCCCGCGTTCACTTCGTTCTTGCAGACCATCCAAGCGAGCCTGAAAGACAGCGACGGCATCCTGCATATCTTCATTGAGGGCATCAAGGGGCTTTCCTCAACCGTCAGCGAGGGGATCAGGGGATGGATCGCGCTTGAGGCTGCGATCTCCAGTGCGCTCGGCGTTACGCAGGGGACGATCTTCAAGGCACTCCTGCTTGCAATCGCTGGGGTCGTCGCGGCGTTCGCTACTTCATGGGCGGCCATTCCAGTCGCGATCGGTCTCGTGATCGCGGCAGTCGGCTATCTCGTCGAGAATGCTGGGAAGCTGGAGGCCGCGTTCAAGGACAATTTTATCGTGCGGTTCTTCGAGCGAGCGATTGATGTCGCCACGAAGTTCTACAATCTGCTCATGGGCATCAAGGCTGCAATGCCCGGCGGTGCGGCTCCCGGTGCGGCCGGCGTCGGCAGCGCGGCAGCGCAGGCTACCGGACAGGCGGCAGGCCAGACGCCGGGCGTCACTCAGGGCGGCATCACTGGGTTGGCCGGCGGCGGTCAGGTCCACGGCCCGGGCACAACTACGAGCGACAGCGTCCTCGCGCGGCTCTCGCGTGGCGAGTTTGTCGTCAAGGCAGCGGCAGTGCAGGCGTATGGCACCGGGCTCTTCCACGCGCTCAACAACATGCAACTGCCCGGCTTCGCGACCGGCGGCCTCGTACCGGCACCCGTGCGGCTGGCAGGTGGCGGCTCGGTCCCGGCGACAAGCACTTTGAACCTGTCGATCGATGGCCGGAACTTCAATGGCTTGCGGGGGCCGAAGAGCACCGTTGACGAGCTTTCCAGTTTCGCGATTGCACGCCAGACTTCGGCGGCGGGTTCCAACCCCAGTTGGATGAAGTGACATGCCAAAGGACGCGCTCGGGCACGGCAGCAACCCACAAGGTCAGACCCTCGCGGGCAATCATCTGCCCGTTTGGTATCACGGCTCGCCGACCGGCGTTCCGGGTGCTACGGGGCAAATTCATCTCGGCACGGCGGCAGCCGCGCGCATGGCACTCGAAGCCCGCATCGGAGTTCCTGCCGATCTTCACGGCTGGAGCGGCAATCGGGAATACGGGAAGACGCTGCTCGCCGGGAAAGACACGCTCGAAGCAATCGAGCGCGGGGACAAAACGTATTACAACAAATATCCGGCGACTGGCCACAACTGCGGCGATGACGTTCCGAGGAAAGACTACTACCCGACCGAACGAAAAGAAGTCCCGAAAATGGGGCGTGAGCAGACCCCGATGACGATGGACTTGAAACCTGCCGTCCGCTCGTACCAAATATCCGGCGCGATGAAAAACACGCCGAGCACTCCGTATAGCGATACGACGGCTAACCGGCTTGCGAACGCGCAACAGACCAAAGGCAACGGCAAGAACGGGTTCTATTACAAAAATGAGGGCGAGGACACGGGCAGCATCTCGGCTGTTGTGCCAAGCCGCGCTCATCTTAGCGGCTTCATGGGATAACGAAAAATGAGTGGCGGATTTGAAAACATTCTCCCGGCGAACGCCGATACGCTTCTGACGATTTCGTCGTTCGGCAACATGCTGTATCAGGCGCGCGGCCTCAGTCAGACGCTCGAAGTGATCAGCGAGGCAACGCAGCAAGAGCGCACGATCAACGGCACGCTGATCGATATCTCGGCTCCGCAGTTTCGCAAATACGCCTCGAAAATTACGTCGCCTTCTGACACCGACGCGCCCCCGCTCGACGGCGTCATGCCCGGGATGACGGTGACCGTGCAGTGTGCGGTCGGTCTTGCATTCCTGACGGGCACTCCGGGTCTCCCCAATCGGGCGCCGGTCTCGGGATCGGAATATGTTGCTGGAGCATACACCTTCTATCGTCCCGAGCTTACGATGATGGTGAAGACTGTCGAGACGCACTTTGACGAATGGAAGTGCGTTATCGGGTGGACACTCGACCTTGAGGAAGTCTGATGACGCTCCCCCTTACATTGGATAGAGCACGGGCCTCCGGTTTCTCTCGGTATTACACTGGCGAGAAGTGCGCTCGTGGACATATCTGCGACCGGCTCACGGCAAATCGAACATGCGCCGAGTGCAATCGGGAAGACGTGCTCAAGCGTAACAACGCCCGGTACGCCGCAAGTCCGGCGTTTGCGGATGAGACAAAAGCCCGTCAATATAACGCACGGGCTCGCAAATTTAGATGCGAGGGTGTACTGGGAGGCGGAGAGCTTGAAGCTGTTCGTCGTCGTCAGAACAACACATGCACTTGTGGCTGGGAGCCAATCACAGAGTTCGATCATGTAATCGCGCTCTGGAAACAAGGACCAAATAGGTTGGACAATCTTCAAGGGCTGGGGCCGAAGTGCGCTGGGATAAAGTTTAGCGCAGATCACCGTGAGTGGCACGCTACTGTAGGGCTATCCAAATGACATTGCCTTTCACTTGGTATTGGGCGAACGAGACCGAGACCACGTTCGATCCGAACACGATGAACGTGTTCGACGAGAACGTGTTTTCGTTCGCGATCAAGCACGATGAGGGACAGGTCCCGACGCTGGAGCTGATCGTCGAGAACCCGCGTATCGGGCTGCTCGCGCCCGGCCGCAGAGTGTGGGGATGGCTTGGCTGGCAGAGCGCAAGCGGAGTG